GGATCACGGATCATGGGTGCTAAACTTGGTAGAAATGCATTATATGTTTGGAGTGATACAGCTTTATTTACCATGCGTTTTGTTGGAACTCCTTTTACTTTTGCCTTTGAACAAGTCGGAACTAACTGTGGATTAATAGGTAAGAATGCTGCTGTTGAAGTTGATGGTGCTGCGTACTGGATGTCTGACAATGGTTTCTTTAGATATACTGGTAAACTAGAATCTATGGACTGTTTAGTTGAAGACTATGTTTATGATAATTTAAATACAACATCTAAT